GGTATTAATGATGTTAGGTGGAGCAGGTGCAGTATTAGGCTCTCTTATAACTCAAGCAGTTCATTATTGGATCAAGTAATATGAAAGCTTTTATAGAAAAAGTGTTTAAAATGAAAAAACAAAAACAAAAGGAGTTATTAGATGAAATCGCTAATACAGAAGTTAAAGAACAAGCTACAGAAGCTGTTGTTGAAGCTATCATTAAAGAAGTAAAACAAGATTTAAAAACACAAGAACATATAGATAGAAAAGACGATTAATATGCCAAGCGCTTCTAAAAAACAACATAACTTAATGGCATTAGTTGCAAATAATCCCAAAGCTGCAAAGCGATTAGGTATACCAAAATCAGTAGGAGAAGAGTTTATGAAAGCAGATAAAAGTAAAAAATTTGGATCAGGTGGAGCACTTAAGGCAGTTGATTCAAGTGAAAATCCTGGATTATCAAAATTACCAACGGAGGTTAGAAATAAAATGGGCTACATGAAAAAAGGTGGTATGGCTAAAGGCTATGCAAAAGGTGGTTGTGCAACAAAATCAGATGCAAAAATGATTGCTAAAAAAGAAGTTAAAGGACATGAATCATCAATGCACAAAATGAAAAAAGGTGGCATCGTAGAAAAAGGCACAGGCGAGAAATATAAGTCTAAAGCTGCTATGATGAAACATGAAAAGAAAGAAACTAAAGCAGAAGAAATGAAAGAACACGGCATGAAAAAAGGTGGTATGTGTAAAGGTTATTCTAAAGGTGGCCAACTTTCTAAAGCTAATGGTATCGCTAAAAAAGGTAAATCAAAAGGAAAGATTATTTAAGGAGTAAATAATGGCCAAAGTAAAATATGTAAACAATATGCCTACGTTTGTAGATGAAGATTCTAAGGATGATGGAAAATTAAGAATTGGTGGCAAAACTATAAACGAAATTTTAGCTATGGGTAGTAAATCAAAACCGTCTGGCAATATAGCTTCACGAATAGATTTTAGCGATGAAAAAATAGGTCCTAAATTTAGAGCTGATACAAAACCTGTTAAAAAAATTACTAAAGAAAAAGTATCTGTAGAAACACCTTCTGGTAATATTGGTAGTGTTGATAGAACGGCTGATGTTATTGGTCCTGATATGTCTAAAGTAAATAAAGAAGAAGCTATTAAAAAACCGACAAAAGAATTAGATGCTATGCAAATGGCACAAAACTTAATGTCTCGTGGTTACAACATGAAAAAGGGTGGCAAGGTTAAAGCTAAAAAAATGTCTTCTGGTGGTAAAGTATCTTCTGCTTCAAAACGTGCAGATGGTATTGCTACTAAAGGTAAAACAAAAGGTAGGATGATTTAATGGCTACTCCAAAAGAATTACTTGATGAGCAAAAACAAAAAGAATTAGATGCTAAAACAGAACAAGCAGCTAAAGATGTAAAAACTCGTGAAACAAAAGAAAACGAAGACGCTGTTAAAGCTATGAAAGCTATTCCTAAAAAGATAGTTGATACAGTAAAAAAGGTTTTTAAATCTGGTGGTTCAGTTTCATCTGCTTCTAAACGTGCTGATGGTTGTGCTACAAAAGGTAAAACAAAAGGTCGTATTATTTAAGGATTAATCATGGGTGGTGCAGTAAGTTCTGTTGGTAAAATATTTGACCCAATTACTACTGTAGCTAGTAGTATTCCGGTTGTAGGACCTATAGCAGGACCAGTTGCTGGTTATATTACTGGTGGACCCATGGGCGCTGCTAAAGTTATTGCAGGTACTGCTCTTACTGGAGGATACTCTGAAAGCCCTTTTGGTGGTGGCGGTGGAGGTGGAGGTGGAGGATCTTCTGCCCCTGCTGGACCAACTTACGGTTCTAGTATACCTGGCACTACGGGAACATTTTATTCACCTACATACGATTATGGTGGTAAAGCATATTCTGTTGATAGTAAGCCTTTTGATACGTCTAAATATTTTATACAAGGTAATAAAGGTACTTACAACGTTTTACCACAGTTAGCTAATTTATATGATCCGTCTACACAACAAAGAGCCGGTGCTCCTAGTGCTAATATATACAACGATATCATAGGACAGTTTGCACAGAATCAAGATACCTTAGCACAACAAAATTTTCAGAAGAATTTTGGATTACAAACTTATAATCCTATTGCTGGATCACCAACTACATTTGATAGTGGTTTTACTGGTTCTGATTATTTAAAATCAGACATTTTAAATGCGTTGGGAGAGTATTATCCAAGTGGTTCTACGCAAACAGAATCAATACCAATTAACTACGCAGATTTTGGTTTTAAATCAGGTGATACTTTGCAGGACATTGCTAACTATGCTAAAAAAGAAAATAACCCATTCTTTATGCCTTATGCACCTGAAGATGTAAAACCTGAACCAGAACCATATAGAGCACCTACTGTAATGCCTGTACCGTCTATGATGACACCAGAACCTACGCCTACTCGATATAGTCCATCAGTAGATGCTAGAGGTCCAGCACCAAGAGATTTAACACCAACAGCAGTTGCAACATCAGGTAGTTTTAGACCTGTGGAAACAGGAAGTGCTACAGCAAGAGTTGCAGCGACACCAGCACCGGGAGCATTTAAACCTGTTAATATTAGAACCGGTGGACTAGCTACATTAAGGAGAAAATAATGAGACCAAGTAGAGGCATGGGCGCTATAAAGAAAACTAAAATACCAAGTGCAACAGAAAATAAAATGCCTAAAGGTGTTGTTAAAAAACGTCGTGACAACACAGACTTTATTCAGTATAAAGAAGGTGGCACAGTAAACAAAGCTGGTAACTACACAAAACCTAGTTTACGTAAAAGAATTGTAGCTCAAGTGAAAGCTGCTGCAACACACGGTACAGGTGCTGGTCAATGGTCAGCTCGTAAAGCACAGTTAGTTGCTAAGAAATATAAAGCTGCAGGTGGCGGATATAAATGAGTGCATTAGCTAAATCACAACGTTCACTAAAAGCATGGGGTGAACAAAAGTGGAGAACTAAGTCAGGTAAAAAGTCTAGTGAAACAGGCGAAAGATATTTACCTGAGAAAGCAATAAAAGCATTGAGTCCTCAAGAATATGCAGCAACGACGAAGGCTAAAAGGGAAGGTAAAGCTAAAGGCAAACAGTTTGTAGCTCAACCTAAATCTGTTAAACAAAAAGTAAAACCTTATAGAAGAGTAAAATAATGGTAGATAGAACCACAGGAACCACGGATTTTAATTTAGATTTAAATAATCTAGTCGAAGACGCATTTGAAAGATGTGGTCAAGAACTTCGTACGGGTTATGATTTAAGAACTGCAAGACGTTCTTTAAACTTAATGACAATTGAATGGGCTAATCGAGGTATTAATTTATGGACTGTAGAACCTGGTCAAATTAATTTAAACCAAGGTCAGATTATGTACCCGTTGCCTGTTGATACAATTGATTTATTAGACATGGTAACACGTACTGGTACAGGTCAAAACCAACAAGATATTAATATCAATCGCATTTCTGAATCTACTTACATTACTATTCCTAATAAAAATGCTACGGGTCGTCCTATTCAAGTGTGGATTAATAGACAATCAGGACAAGAAAACCCTACAGATATTACGTTAAATGAAACTCTAACTGCTACTGATACATCAGCGGACGACACAATTACATTGTCTTCTACAGTAGGCTTGGCTCAATTTGGTTTTATTAAGATTGGCGAAGAGACTATTCAATATGGTGGTATTAGTGGTAATACAATTACAGGGTGTATCAGAGCCGTTAACAATACAGCTATTGCCCCTCATGCGATTGGTGCTAGAGTGTATGTACAAAATTTACCTACAGTAAATGTATGGCCAGCACCTGATCAAAGTGACTTTTACCAGTTTGTTTATTACAGATTAAGACGTGTTCAAGATGCAGGTAATGGTGTGACTGTACAAGACATTCCATTTAGATTTATACCATGCATGGTAGCAGGGTTAGCTGCGTATTTAAGTATGAAGTTACCTAATGTTGATCCTAATCGTATTCAAATGTTAAGAGCAGATTATGAAGCAGCATTCCAATTAGCAGCTGAGGAAGATAGAGAAAAAGCAGCGGTAAGATTTGTACCGCGTGAAATGTTTTATCACGGGTAATTAAATGCCAAGTAAATATTCAAGCGGTAAGAATGCGATTGCCCAGTGTGATCGATGCAATTTTAGATATAAGCTAAAGCAATTAAAACGCTTAGTTATTAAGACGAAAAATGTTAATATACTGGTATGTCCTGAATGCTGGGAACCGGATCAGCCACAGTTAAGTCTTGGGCTTTACCCAGTTAATGATCCGCAAGCAGTGCGTAATCCTAGACCTGATAGTCCTAGCTACTATCAAGCAGGTTTAAATGGGTTACAAACAATAGAGGAGACAGGTCCATTAACATCTGAAACAGGTGTACCTACTATGGGTAGCCGAATTTTTCAGTGGGGTTGGAACCCTGTAGGTGGAGCAAGTGGGGATGACGCAGGATTAACGCCTAATGATCTAGTAGCACAAAGTGGATTAGGCACAGTAACAGTAACAACAACTTAAGGAGAAGTAATATGGCATACAAATCAGGAGCTGATGGTATTACTAAACAAGGTAAAACTAAAGGCAAAAATTTAGGTAATGATGGCGCTAGCGTAGGTATTCAAAAGGGTCCTAAACATGCAGGTTCTAAAGGTGGTAAAAAGAACATTGATATGAAAACTATGGGTCGCGGTTTAGCTAAGATTGCAGCACAGAAAAAAGGATAATAATCATGGCAGAATATAAACAACCAATTATTGTACCTAATGCAGACATTTCATATAGTGAAGATCCAAATTCTATTACTATGGAAAAGACTACACCTAAAATGGGTGGCCGTCGTGTAAGCGTTAGTAATCCTGGTCGTGAGGATGTTAAATCTGATGGGATCAAGATTCGTGGTACAGGTGCAGCTACTAAAGGTTTAAAAGCTAGAGGCCCAATGGCATAATGAATTACGCGCAGTTAGTTTCTGAGATAGAAAGTTATACCGAGAATCAGTTCGCTACGAATGATATAAATACGTTCATTCAAGAAGCTGAGCGTCGTATCTATAACTCTGTACAACTACCTGCTTTACGTAAGAATGTAACAGGTACTACAACATCAGGTAATAAGTATTTAGGTATTCCATCTGACTGGTTATCTACATTTAGTTTGGCGGTAATCAATGCTAACAATGAATACTTATATTTATTAAATAAAGACGTTAACTTTATTAGACAGTCTTTTCCTGATACTGACAGCGATTTTTATGGTGAGCCTCAATACTATGCAGTATTTGATAATACTACGTTTATACTAGGCCCTACACCCGATGCAGCTTATTCAACTGAGCTTCATTATTTTTATTATCCTGAAACAATTATTCAAGGCAGACTTTATAGCTTTGGTAGTATTGTAGGAGGATCAGGTTATACTAATGGTTCATACTTAAATGTGCCTTTAACAGGCGGTAATGGTTCTAGTGGTACAGCTAATATTGTTGTATCAGGTGGTGCAGTGACTTCGGTTACAGTATTAAACCCAGGATCATCATACCAAGTAGGCAATAATATAAGTGCTGCAGCTTCGAGCATTGGTGGTACAGGTTCAGGCTTTTCTATTCCTGTGACAGCCGTGGCTAATCCTGCAGGTACATCATGGTTAGGTGATAACTTTAGTCCAGCTTTATTATATGGCTCTTTACTAGAAGCCTATACTTACATGAAGGGCGAGCAAGATATTATCAATCAGTATCAAAAAAGGTACGATGAAGCCATGATATTGTTGAAACAACTTGGCGATGCTAAAGATAGACAAGATGCTTATAGGTCTGGTCAAGTAAGATACCCAGTACAATAAAGGAAAATAAATGTTAAATAGATCAAACGGTATACTTTTAGATGGAGACATTAAGGTGTATACTACGCAAAACAGGGGATTTACACCCGAAGAGATTGCAGAAAGAGCAATTGAAAAGATTATTTATGTAGGTAAAGATTCACATCCTGCTATTAGAGATCAAGCTGAAGCTTTTAAAAAGCATATTTATGCGGTTTTAGTTCAATCTTTACAACAAGCAGTTCAATCTGACCGCACAACAGTAGCAAACCGTCTTCGTGACGCAGGACACCCAGAACTTATAAAAATATTGGAGGATTAATAATGGCTATTTCACAAGCAATGGCAACGTCGTTTAAAGTAGAAATACTTAACGGCATTCATGCATTTGGTACAACAGTAGTACGAGCTTCAACAACAGCAGATACATTTAAAATTGCACTTTATACATCTAGTGCTACTTTAGACGCTTCTACAACAACATACTCAACTTCTAATGAAGTTCCAAGTACAGGTGGATATTCAGCAGGTGGTAATACACTTACTGTTTCTCAAGTTCCAACATCTACTTCTACTACAGCTTGGTTAGACTTTGCAGATTCAACTTGGTCAGCAGCTACAATTACTGCAAATGGTGCATTAATTTATAATAGCTCACAAGGAGATAAAGCTGTTGCTGTATTAGCATTCGGTGGCGATAAAACTTCAACTGCTGGTGATTTCACAATTGTGTTCCCTGCAGCTAATAGTACATCAGCAATTATTCGTATAGCTTAATAGGAGTCTATCATGGCTCTTGTTCTACTCGACAGGGTTAAAGAAACCACCTCAACCGCAGGTACAGGGGCATTAACGCTTACTGGCGCGGCTGCTGGATATCAAACCTTTTCTACAATAGGAAATGGTAATACTTGCTACTACGCTATATCCTCTAACGGGGCTGAGTGGGAAGTAGGTATTGGTACATACACATCTTCAGGTAATACCTTAAGTCGTGACACTATTCTATCGTCCTCCAACGGTGGAACTATTGTTACGCTATCTGCAGGTGTTAAAGATGTTTATATTGTATATCCTTCAGAAAAAGGCGTATGGTTAGATAGTTCAGGCCAATCTAATTACGCTGCTACTATTGGTTCTACTTCTGTTAAATTAGGACAAACAGTATCTACTATTGGTGGCTTAACAACTCTTACTCTTACACAAGATCCTGGTAGCGCACTAGAAGCAGCTACAAAACAATACGTTGATACACTTGTATCTTCAGGTGTTACTTATCATAGTCCTGTCAAATATGAAGTTCCAAACAGCACAGGCAATCTAAATGCCCTATATAATAATGGTGCTAGTGGTGTAGGAGCTACATTAACTAATAATGGCACTAAAGTTGCGTTTGCACCTGATGGTCCTACAGCTTCTATTGGTGATAGAGTTCTTGTTTATAATCAAACTAATGCGTTTGAAAATGGTGTTTATGAAGTAACCACTGTAGGTACGCCTGATCCTGGAGGTACTAACTGGGTACTTACTCGTACAGCTGACGCTGATTCTTATGGACTAAAAGATGTTAATGCTTTAGGTAATGGAGATGCATTTTATGTAACTTCAGGTAATACAGGTGCCGGCGAAACTTACATATGTAATACAGCTGGTGTTATCACATTTGGTACAACAAATATTACGTTTGTTCAAGTCAGCTCCGCTCAAATTTATTCAGCAGGTACAGGCTTAACATTAACTAATACAACATTTAGTATTACTCCTGTAGGCACTGCTAATACTTATGGTTCCGCTTCAAGTGTTCCTGTTATTACTACAAATGCTTCAGGACAAGTAAGTTCTGTTACTCCTACTTCTATATCTATTAATGGTAATCAAATTACTTCTGGCACTGTAGGTGCAGGATATGGTGGTACAGGGTTAGCTACTTATACTACTGGTGATATCATTTATGCAAGTGCTGCTACAACTCTTACTACTTTAGGTATTACAGGCACTAGTGATTATGTTTTAAAATCAACTGGCTCAGCACCTTCCTGGGTTGCTCAAAGTACTTTATCTGTAGGATCTGCAACTACTGCTACAACAGCAACTAATTTATCAGGTGGTGCATTAGGTTCTTTACCTTATCAATCTAGTTCTGGTAGTACATCTTTATTAGCCGGTAATACAACCACTACTAAGAAATACTTAATACAAACAGGTGACGGTGTAAATTCTGCTGCACCTACATGGGATACTATTCAAGTAGCTGATGTTCCTACATTAAATCAAAATACAACAGGTACAGCTGCTGGGTTATCAGGTACACAAACTGCTAATTATTTCTATGCTGCTCCTGATGGTACTTCAGGTGTTGGTGTATGGCGCGCTATTGTTGCAGCGGATATTCCTACACTAAATCAAAATACAACAGGTCAAGCAGGATCAGTTGCTTTTGCTCTAACAATAAATAATGGTGGTGCAGGAGACGCTTCAGGTTCTACCTATAATGGTTCTGCAGCTAAAACTATATCTTACAATTCGATTGGTGCTTCACCGCTAGCTGGTTCTACAAGCTTGGTGACAACAGGTGCTATTACTGCTGGTACATGGAATGCAACTACAATAGGTACGGCTTATGGTGGTACAGGTCAAACTACTTATACAGATGGTCAGTTATTAATTGGTAATTCAACAGGTAATACTTTAACTAAAGCCACAATAACAGCAGGTTCTGGAATTTCTGTAACTAACGGTTCAGGCTCTATTACTATAGCTAATACACAGGCTGCAGGTGTTACAATTGCTAATGATACTTCAACTGCAACTTCTGTATACCCTACATTTGCAACAGCTACAGGATCAGCAGCAACGCTGTATGTAACAGATACAAAATTAAAATTTGTTCCTTCAACAGGTACATTTACAGTGCCTAACGTAGAAGCATCAAATGGTATGATTGTTAATAGCGCTACAGTAAGTACAAATTATTCTATACCTGTGGGTTCTAACGCAGTGGCAGTGGGACCTATTACAGTAGGTAGTGGTGCAGCGGTTACAGTTCCTAGCGGGTCTAGGTGGGTAGTGCTGTAAATGTTTGCAGCGTATCCATTTTCTGGTGCGCCGTTTGCAGACTTAGGTTCAACGACTGTAAGCATAGCATTAACTGGAGTATCTGCTACTGGATTCGTTGGTGATGTAAATGTTATAACTGATCAAAACCTAAGCGTTACCGGTGTATTTGCTACAGGTGAAGTAGGCACAGTTTTAGTTGATGCTAAAGGTAATGTAAATGTTACAGGCCTTGTAGGTACAACAGCATTAGGTACAGTGAATGTAGCTGCAGGTGCAGTAGTAAATGTAACAGGATTAGAAGGTACAACTGAGTTAGGTACAGCAACCGTAGTAGCACCAGGTAATGTTTATGTAGATGGTGTTGAAGGCGTTACAGCTTTAGGCGATGTAAGCACCATAACAAATAACTACATCAGCGTTACAGGGGTAGTAGGCACAACTGCGTTAGGCGATGT